TCTTTTCATTTGTTCCCATGTGTTAGGATTTGTAGGTGAGTTTCCATCAAGCATTCCCATGTTTCTAATTAGTTGAACCCTCATTACATCATTATCAAAATGAAAGCTGTAAAAAACAGGAATTTTAGGCATAACCAACCTCCTATGATAAGTAATCTTTACGCATTAATGAGCACTATATAGCTGAGTAAGTGCGTCATATCCTTTTTTGTTTTGCTTTGAAGTTCTAAATAGCCAATTGAGCAACTGAGATGTAGTTAATTCTATTAGATGATCCATTGGTAATTTATGTGATATTTTAAAATTCTTTCTTTCTGATTTGTTAATCGCAAGCTCAATAGGCCTAGTTTTTGTTTGATGATTTAATTTCCTTTCAACCATGGCGCTAAATTGAAGCTCAGACATAATCCATGGTGATGATGTTCTTTTCTCAATATTATTCTTATTTTCAAATTCTGTTACTGTGTTTTCAGTGTTTAGAAACATTAAGCACTCTGAAGCGTCAATCATAGATGCTAAAGAAGATTGTAATATTAGATATATGTTACTTGTGGTTCTGTTTCTAATTTCGTATGAGTAAGATTCGGTCAAATCATTATAAGCATATGTATTATCAATTTTATGTAATAGCTCATCTGCATATCCCCATACACTAGAGTCTATAAAAACATTGATATCTAAAGTTTCCTTTAATATTGCAGCTAGAAACATAGCTAAATCTTTGTCTTTATGTGAATGTGATAAAAATATATGGTTATTTTCGATTTGGGGAAACCAAGCTTGAGATAAAGAAGCAGCGTCAAGAACTCCGTCGCTTAAATAGAATTCGTCTAGTGCTTTCTCTATTTTCTGGTTCTGGAGGTTAATTGATTTTTCAAAGTTTGACATTAAGTCGGCAGGAAAGAACCATTTCTTAAATGCATCTATAGCATCCTGTGACAAAGAGAGGTTTACGTCATAACATTTATACATTAACTAATATCCGCCTAGTAAGTAGTTGTACTGTACTTGAAACAATCGAGTTAGAGCCTAGCACTCAACAAGAGATACTAAACTCTAAGCTATGCCACCATGTGCAACTTAGTCTAACAGAAGGATTTTGTTAAGTGTTTGAGGTGAAATCGGTTATCAATGTTTTATTCAACAACAAGGGAATAAAAAATTTAATAGTTCAATACCTTCAGCAAAGGTGCGTTGATAAACTCATTGAGGCGGATTTTTATAGTTCGGTTTTTGTACCAGATTACAATACTAGTAAGGAGTGTGGATTTACCTCTTAATAGAGCGCAGGTGTACATGAAAACTGCTCCCAATAACACCTCAAACAGAAATAATATGCTACCATGCGCTTATTTTTTATGAGTGAGGAACTGAAAGTGCCTGAATTACTGATACTTATATGCTTAGCGTGTATTGTGTATCTATTCACAAAGAAGGGTAAGAAACCTAAACGTAGGCTTAACGAATGGGAACAAGATGCAGCCGTTAGAAGACCGAACAGCGTGCATTCTTTTGAACCCAAAGTTGTAGAAAAGACCCCAAAGATAGTCGAACTACCTTTACCGAAGATTGGCAATACAACTAATTCTGTACCTCACAAGAAAAGTACATACTTGGCCACCAAGACAGAGCGCAGATTCTACAAAGTGTTGCAGGAGCTTATACCTGATGAATACGTGATTCACAGCCAAGTTTCATTGATGGCGTTAGTTCAACCGACCAATTTTAAAGATAACTCTCGAACTTGGGCTAAAAGAATGGACTACGTGATAACGGATAGAGACACAAAAGTATTGGCAGTTATCGAGCTAGACGACTCATCTCATAGGCAGAAGAAGAGACAAGAACGAGACATATATGTAAACAATGCACTTAACGGACACCATCCGTTGATTCGGTTTGAAGCTAAAAGCTCTTATGACAAAACACATATCGCAAGCGTATTAGAGCGTGACACGATAATAAAGTGCAGGGAATTGGAAAGCGTATTACAGTACAGCTAAAGCAGAGCCGAACATCCATTGTTCGGCTTTCTTTTTAACTCAAAGTATCGTGGTTCTTATCGTTACTTTAAGTTCTTTATCTACCGTATTGGTCTTTTCTGACCGGAATAGAGCACCAAGCAACGGAACATCCATCAAGACAGGTACACCGCTTACCGAGTCGCGTTGCTCTTGGGAGATCAAACCACCTAAAGAGATCGTTTGGCGGTCTTTAACCTTGACCACTGTTTGCAATGTTCGCGTATTGGTGATGATGTCGGATGCGATAGAGGAATCCGTTACCGAGTCGGATTTTTGCATAATCTGCAACACAACATGATCACCAATTACATGCGGTACAACCTCAAGTGACACGCCCACATCTTTACGTTCTATTTGCTGGACTCGATTACCACCGTCAGTTACCTCAGACGAAGTGAGGAACGGCACGTTTTGACCAACCGTAATGTAACCGCGCTCTCTGTCCATAATGAACATGTTTGGTCGTGATAGGAGCTTAGTATTTTGATTCTTAGACACGGCTTTAATAAGCGCATTGAAATCGCCGCCCTCATAGAACAGTAGGTTATCAACGGCTTTCTTAATTGCAGTAGGCTGAGAAACAAAGCCAGCCTCACTTAGAGCTAAGTCCATATTTACGCCGACTTCCTGAGAATCACCGAGCTCAGTTTCGGTAATCACCGCCTCGATAAAGACTTGCTTTTGTGGTCTATCAATCCCTTTGATGAGCACATCAATGTGTTTCAATTGGTTCTCAGAGCCTGTCACGATAATACTGTTTGTGGTCGGTAGTACCTCAACCTTGTAGTTCTTAATCGCTTTGTTGTTCAGTGTTTGATTCTGTGTTGCAGCAAGCATCGAGGAAATCAAATCAACGACCTTGGTATTTCGAACATTCTCAAAGAAGTACAACTTCACTTGAGAGGGTTCGAACGTCTCCACCTTGTTAGCGTCAGCAATAATGGTAAAAACACCGTGGTCATGCGTAAGCTCGTAACCGTGCGCACGAAGCACCGAAAGGAAAAAGGCTGGATAGTCCTCATCTTTCAAATCCGGCGCGGTAAAACTGACCTCACCAGTGACACCATGACCGAGCACAACTGTGTTTCCAGTGTGAACTGAGAACCACGATGCAAAGTCTCCAATCGGTGTGTTCTTTGCCTCAAAAGGCGCAGAGCTTGCGGCAAAAGAAGGCGAGCTGAGCAGGGCGCACGCGAGCAGAAAGGCAGTAATGCTGGATGTGGAAAAGTTGGAACAAGCCGTAGTTTGTTTCTCAACTTTACCACAGCGCATGGTAAGTAATGTGCGCGCAAGCAGTGAGCCTCCGGCGCAATAAAATTCTTTTTGTTTTTTTGAAAGAAAAGCAGTGAGTTTTGCGATTATCCATGACATAAAGCGCACCTTATTCCCTAGCACATAACTTTGAATGATTGACCGTTGCCGCTAACCGTAATGGAGCAAGAGCCGTTAGATTGAGCCGTAAAGCCCTTTGCGTATAGTTGCGACGACGACAGACGCACATCGTCCTTAACGAGCACAAAAGATGGGGCTACGTTTGGGGGATTCATTGACGATTCGATTCGATAGCCGTCGAGCAAGTCACTCAATGACTCGCGAGGCTCCGAGGCTTTAGCCGTTTCGGGTTCCGTCGATATGTTCGGTGTGCCAACTAAGGTGAACACCGCAAACGAGACGGCAACACCTGCCGCAAACACACTGAATCGAGAGTATTTACGGAGATAGATTTTCGTAATGCGCATGATATTTCTCAACGTATACGGGACAGTGTAACGTCCGTGGGTATAGTAGGGCGGCAATACTGAATAAACGCCGTCCTCATAGTTGTTTCTAAACATCTGCTTAGTGTCGTAAGAGCTGTATAAGTCCGTACCCCAAAGCATCCATTTGTCGACGGTGAGTGAGTTCGCGTTGTCACCATACTTCACAATGCCAACGTGCAGCTTAGGCATTTTCAACTTGAGTTGACCGAGCGTCAGAACAGATACCGCAGTCGAGATGATAGGGACTTGAAGACGGTCTAAACGACGACAAAATACGGTGTGTTCAGCCAGTGCGAGACGCGCTTGCTTATCAACAATCGAAATGTCTTGAACAATGAAAATGACATCCCATCCAAGCTTTCGAATATGCAAAAGGTGATCAATTAACTTTTGTCGATTCTTATCGTTCCACGTGCGCGAGTTAAACCACGTTCCGCACTCATCGAGCACAATCAAGCCGTCTTTTTTGGTGTCATAGCTTTTGTTTGCCGAACCAATCACCATCAAATCTTCCACTTGAGGCTTGTCCGGCAGACGATAAAGGCGAGTATTGCGCTTGTTGCGTCCAAGCATTTCTTTCAAGTTGATATCGAGGTTTGTCGCTACAGGCACACCGCGCATAAACGCCTCGCGAATCTTACCGACTGCTGTTAGCGTTTTGCCTGAGCCGAGCTTACCCGTGACAAAGTAGACCGATGCCATTACGCCGCCCTCACAATCGCGTAGAACTTCCACTCCCACACCCAACGCAGCAGACGCGCCGAGTAAATCGCACTCACGCAAGGAATTGCGTTATTTGGGATAAACATGCCCGCCGCTTGTGACCAAAACGGAGGCGTGACGTAAGAAAGCCCAGTGGCAAGCGTATAAATGGCAAGAGTGAGCGCGAGTGTAAGCCCAATCAATAAGGTAATAATCACCAAGTTAATCGTGACGTTGCGCGCCTTGGCGATAAAGAACCAACCAAACAGAGTCGTCGCTATTTGTGCTATAAACGCGACCAAAGCAGGTAAACGCAACGCCGCACTAATGCCTGAAACAATAGGTAATAGCTGAATCATTAGTAATATCTCCCCGAACCTGGCTTGTTACTTGGTACAGGCGTGACCTCAGTCAGCAGGATTTCAACAAGCGTCTTAATCGTGTAGATGTAAATCAGAATGGAGAGGATCATTTTTAACTTATGAGAGAACTCACAAGAGATTGAAACGTTCCCACCATTGAGTGTTGGCAAAGAAAGCCGCATACATTCGCTAGGTTGTGGAAGCAAGTTAAGGAATGAATCAGAAACCGCAGTAATATGCGCCTCAGATTCAGCCGTAATATTCTTTTCAAGCAAATCATTTGCCGCACCAACAACCGTCGATTCATAAGAGCCTAAAGCACCAGAAACAATCGAATCCGCTTGAGTTAGTGCATCACCAACAAAGTTACTATCCAATCCATGAGGGCTTTCACAGAATCTATTCTCAGGAGTAGGGTCGCATGGTTTTAAATCGTCTAGCTTGTTCAAAAGGTCATCAAACCTTGTTGGTTGGTTTCCTGCAAATCTCCAAGGTCGCTAGACAGCTGACCAAAACCATTACTTAACTGGTTGTTTGCCGAAGTCAGCAAGCGGTTTGTATTATTGCCAATATCAGACAGCATATCGGACTGACCTTGAATGGCATTTGCTACATGGTTTGCATTATCGACAACGGTATCGGTATTCAAATCAACCGACGCTTGAGCGCATCAAGAGCGGACTTAGTTTCCGCCTGATTCTTGTTCATATCGTTATTGATGCCAGTTAACTGCGCATTCAAATCACTATTCATGGATTTAATAGCGGCGAGGGTATCACTCGTATTATCGACATCAGGCTCAGGTTTATCTGGGTCAGGATTACCAGTACCGCCACCACTTGGTTTGTCAGGGTCGCCCAAATCACCGCCCGTTGGGGGGTCGATATCGGTATCAGTGGCACACGCTGGCCAATTAGGACCACCAATAACACAAGATTCGGGCTCAGGTGTGTCACACCAGTTGTTTTCTGGTCTACAGCACGTACCGTACCTAGGGTCCCAGTCCGGCGAATCAGGTGTACATTCCTCAGGCTCTGGGTCTTTACATGCAGGCCAATCAGATGAATCAGGGGTGCACTCTTCAGGCTCTGGAGGTGGGTTACATGACATCTCTAAAGATTCAGTTGAATCAGTACAAGACACCACAGGGTTCCAACCCTTGTCGAAACAAGCATCTTTAAACTGATTCATTTGATTTATAGTGTCAGGCCTCTCACAGAAAGGAACTGGAGGTTCTTCACACTTGCCAGTATCAGGGTTTAGTTGTTCACCATCAGGACAAGATGAAACCAAGGAGCCGTACATATAACCATCATGGGTTTTACTACCATATTTCCAAGAAACACGGACTGCACTTGCACTAACCGCAATTTCAGTACAAGTGCCACCATTGTAACTATTACCCAAAGAGCGAAAGCCAAGAGCAACTACAGACCCAACAGAAATACCAGTACAACCAGTAACTACATGTGAGTTGTTGCCAATTTGGGTAATTTTCAAATAATCAGAAGCAAAAGCATTAAACGAAACACTCAGCAAAATAACCAGTGACGCAATGCTTTGTTTAATACTCATTTATTTTCCTCATAAAAAACGCCCCCATTCGGAGGCGTTGACCAATGGGTGTATAAAGCAGTCGTTAGAATTACGTTGCTTTGTTTGCACCTTTCTTGAATAGCTTGATGCCGATGAAGCCGACCGTCATTGGAACGGCGATGCCCCATGTCGAGGTGAGCATTTCAGTGACGTAACTTGCCAGCGTGCTAAAGGCTTGTGTTGCCACTTCTGGAAGTGCTGCATTGGCAGAAGATGCTGCCATGAGAAGTGCACCACCAAATGCCGCACGTTTTGCTGTTACTACTGCGCCAGCCTTAGCCATTGCTGCGCGTACTTTGCTTTGCTT